ATCAAGAATTTAAATTTCAACCAGAAACTCCTAAAGAAGAAATAAAGCTTGGAGACAAGACAGGAGAAGATTATAATATCACAAAGAAACCAAAAACACTTAAAGACTTTTTAAAATGAGCAAGAAAATAAAAGAAGAAGTACAGCAAAGCAAAATTCTAACATCACAAGAACAAATGAGTAGTTTTTTAAAATCAAATAAAGACTCTCATTATAATTTTGAAGATACAATTGAGTATGTCGTATCAAGCGGAAGTCTTTTATTCGATTATAAACTGGGAGGTGGACTAACTACAGGTCTTCATAGATTTGTTGGAATAAATGAAGGTGGAAAAACTAGTTGCGCTCTTCAGTTCATGAAGAATTTCTTAGATCAACCATCTAAGAGAAAAGGCTTTTATATTAAAGCTGAAGGACGATTGAGCAATCAAATGATTGAGCGATCTGGAATTAAATTCGTATTTAGTCCTGAAGATTGGGTAGAAGGAACTTGTTTTGTTTTTGAATGTAATATTCATGAAACCGTATTCGATGCTTTGCGAGAATTAGTTTTGAAGAACGACGAAAATCTTAGATATTTCTTTCTACTCGACTCTGTAGACGGTCTTATCAGAAAGGGAGATTTGGATAAGACTTTTGAAGAGTCGCAAAAGGTTGCTGGTGGAGCAGTAATTGCAGCAGATTTGATGAAACGTCTGTCAATCGCTTTGCAAAAGCGCGGACACATTGCCATATTTATTTCTCAGGTTCGTGCTGATATCAAACTTGATCCATATAGCAAAGCTCCAATTCGCCAAACTACTGCTACTGGCGGCAACGCCTTGCTGCATTTTGCGAACTGGATCGTAGAGTTCGACGCTAGATTCAAGGGAGATCTTATCCTCCAAGATGAAAAAGCTAACTATGACGAATATAAAAATCCATATATCGGACATTTGGTTAGAGTGACAATTAAAAAGTCTCCGAATGAAAAAACTAATTCTGTTATAAGGTATCCAATTCGTTATGGTCGAAAGAACGGAACTTCAAATTGGATCGAAAAGGAAATCTTTGATTTTCTTTTGATGTGGGGTTTCGCAGAACAAAAAGGAGCTTGGATCAACTTTGATGAAGACTTTCTCAATATATTAAAAGAGGCTGGATTTGCTGACTTTCCTGAAAAGGTTCAAGGCACAGCTAAGTTTGAATCTTTAATAAACGAGAATGAACCTTTAAAGAAGTTTCTATTTAAATACATTAGTGACAATATACTAAATTTTACAGATGGAATTTCTGACACTGAATAATAAAAAGAAACGTTGCAAAAACTTAAAGAATTATCTTATAGATTGGGATTCTGTAAGTAGAAGTAAATTGCAAAAAAAGGTAAAAGATTTCTTATATAAATATTGGTCTCGCAATATTGTATTTGAGGAATTTCCTATTGTTGGTACTCGCCTAACCTTGGATTTTTACAATGCCAATAAAAAAATAGCTGTAGAAGTCCAAGGTAGGCAGCATCAGAAATATATAGAATTCTTTCATGCAGATAGAATTAATTTTCTACATCAATTAAAAAGAGATAGAAAAAAAGAAGTTTTCTGCGAAAAGAATGGTATTATTCTTGTAACAATCTTCGAAAACGAAGAAATAACAACTTCTTTATTTGAATCTCAAGGTGTAATACTATAATAATAAATGAAAAAAGAACAAAACTCAGAAAGTTTTAAACAGTTTAAAATACCTGAGAATTATTTTAATAAATTTTTTGAGTTTACTGGGTCTGATGATTCTTCTAAAGGTTTTATAGTCGCCTATGTTTCTCAAGATGGATGCCCAGTTATATATACCAAAGTAGCTAGTTCAATCGTTGAAATGGGACTAAGAAAAGCTTTAGAAAAATATTTAATTGAAGCAGAGAACGATGAAGAAAGTGTTGACATGAGCAATGACTAGGTGTAAACTTCGTAAGGATGATATATTCTTACGAATTAGAAACTCAGTTGCTCGCTGGGTTGCTTAAATATCCAGAAAAGTATTTAGAAATTTCGGCTTTCATTTCGGAAAAAGATTTTTGGAATGAAGGTTCAAAGATTAATCGCACCATTTTTAAGGTGCTTAAGCAAGCTGTAGAAAATGGAGAAAACATAGATGATATTGTTTTGACCCAAAGAGTAAAAAGTTTGGGCATTTCATTTGAAGATAATATAGAACCTTTAGATTACATACAATCTCTCTCTCTTCGTAAAATCGCCAAAGATACCGTTCTATCTACGGCGAAAGAACTTAAAAAGTTCACGATGAGACGAGAGATTTTTTCTTGTTGTTCCGATATCGGTAAGAAGATGCGCTCTCTTCCATCTTCGGTTGATTACGCAGGTATCATTCAAACGGCAGATGAAATTTATAATGGTCAGATAAATCTTTATGAAACAGGAGTAGATAAGCCTGTTAATATTTATGATAAAATGGAAGACCTCGTTGAAGAAAGAGGTAATAATCCCATTGATCAATTTGGTTTTGAAGGTCCACATCCTAAGCTTCAGGGTATGTATGGATCATTGTTAAGACCGGGAAATATTACTGTAGTAGTTGCTCGATCAGGAGTTGGCAAGACTCAATTTTGTTTAGATTTTACCACTAAAGCTTGCGCTAAATATAATGTACCTCTTTTGCATTTTGACAATGGCGAAATGAGTGAAGAAGAATTAATTAGCCGTCAATGCGCGGCTTTGAGTGGGGTTCCATTATATCTTATTGAAAGTGGAAATTGGCGTAAAGCTGGCGAACCCATAGTTCAAAAAGTTCGTTCTGTTTGGGAGAAAGTAAGAAAACAAAAACTATTTTATTACAATGTCGGTGGAATGAATGTCGATGCTCAAATTAATTTGCTTAAACGTTTTTATTATTCCGAAGTAGGTCGTGGCAATCCTTTGATTTTTAATTTTGATTATATCAAAACTACTTATGAAAGTTCTGGAAATAATAAAACTGAATGGCAACTTGTTGGTGAACTGGTAGACAAATATAAAAAATGCATTCAACGTGAAATTGTAAGCGATGCTGGTCCATGTATTTCAATGTTTACTTCTGTTCAGTCTAATCGTGCAGGTATTGTAAATAATAGACAATCTGCAAATGTTGTAGATGATGAAAGTATCGTTTCTCTTTCTGATCGTATTACTCAATTTTCATCTCATATGTTTATTCTTCGTAACAAAACTACAGATGAGCTTCAGAATGAAAAAGGATTCGGTACGCATAAATTAATTAATGTAAAAGCTAGACATTTAGGTAGAGACGTATTTAGTGCAATTAATCCTGTAAAAATGCCTGATGGTAGTTTGAAAAAGAATTTCGTAAGCCTAGATTTTAATAATTTTGCAATTACTGAAAAGGGTGATTTACGAGATATTGTTGACGGCCTGAGCGCAACAGCTTCAGTATCAAATGACGGAGATGATGACGTTCCAGATTTGAACCGCTAATATGAATATAGATCAAGAAAAAATAGAAACAATTCTTAATCAGCTAGGTTATAATCTAACTGATAGAGGTTCTTATTGGCAAACAAATGCTATTTATAGAGATGGAGACAATAGAACAGCTTTACAAATCTGGAAAGATACTGGCATTTGGAGAGACTTTGTTGCCAATACAGGATACCTACCTTTTAAAAAGTTATTAACATTAAGCGCAAGAGATAAAGATGCAGAAGTAGAACAGTTAATTAAAGATTTAGAAAATAATGAAATTTCTGATTTCGAAAGAAGACCAATTCAAAAAATGCAAGTAGACCAATTTTCCGATCACAACGAAATAAAAACTCTTTTTCCTCATTATAAATTTTATAACAACAAAGGTATTTCAGACTCCACTTTAAAACTTTATAACGCTGGATTTTCAATGTCTGGAAAAATGAATGGGCGATTTGTTTTTCCTGTTTACGATGAAAACGCCAAGGTCATTGGTATTACTGGTCGCCATCTTCTTTGGAAAGATGATAGTAATATTTCTAAATGGAAGCATATTGGAAAAAAGTCTAATTGGATTTATCCTATTAATATAAAAATTAATGGAGAATCTAAATTTCAAAATGCTGTTGAATCAACAAAAGAAATAATTCTTATTGAAGGCATAGGCGACAGCTTGGCTCTATCAGAGCAAAATATATATAATCATCTTGTTGTATTTGGTCTTGAGATAAGTTCGAAGCAAATTGCTTATCTAATGTCCCAGAATCTCAATAAGATTACTATATCAACCAATAATGATTCTGATAAGATTTCAAATAGAGGATTGGAAGCTGCAATTAAAATTTATCTTAAACTTAGTAACTTCTTTGATGTTTCTAAACTAGAGATCAGATTGCCTGTTACCAAAGATTTTGGCGACATGCTTGAGAATGGAGTATCTATCGACAAATGGAGAAATAAAAGAGTTAATCGGATCAGTCAAATTGAATATATCATTAAATATTTATATAATAACAAAGATAAAACTTCATTCAATAAGATTGATATTTTAAAGAACTATAAAGAACAACTGAATGCCGAAAGAAACTCTATCTGCCAGTAAAATCAAGACGCTTAAAGCGTGTTCTTGGCAATACTGGTGCAAGTATCACCTTAAGCTCCCTGATAAAACCAACAACGGAGCTTTAAAAGGTGATACCGTGCATATCGTTCTTGAATGTCTTGGCGCAAAAAGACACGAACATCATTATAATAAAATAATAAAAAGTAAAAAAACTTTTGCTTCAAAATCAGTCAAGCGTTTGATATTAAAACATATCAAAAGGAAACAGCTTAACCTAGAAGAAGACCTTGATGATATCTGTGAAATGATATTAAAAGGTTTATACTATGATTTCTTTGGTATAAAGAATGGCAATCCAAGTGAAATCATTTCAGAAAAAGATTTTGAAATTACTGTTGAAGTCGAAGATATAAGCTACAAGATAAAAGGATTCATTGATAAACTATTTATTTATGAAACTTCAAGTCTCGTATTAATTCGTGACTATAAAACAAATAAAAAGAAATATGAAGGCAAAGAAGTAACTGATAATCTTCAAGATTATATGTATACTCTTGCCATAAGAAAGCTGTATCCTCATCTAAAAGATATTAAAATGGAATTCTTGTTCTTGAAACAAGACATGGATAATGGCGGCGTTATGCAAATGCAACCTAAAAATAAGTATGAACTTTTAGGTTTTGAACACGAATTAACTGGCTATCAAAAATACGCTGATTCTTTTAACGATAAAACCGCTTTATCCAATATGGCGGCGAATCAAGGAATGCCTAATGATGGTAGTTTTTCTGGAAAGCTTTTGTGCGGTTTCGCTAAACAGCCAAATCAAATAAAGAAAGATGGAACTCCTATGTGGTATTGCACATATAAATTTCCATTTAATTATTTTGCTTTGTATGACTCCAAAAAGAATTTAATTAAAACCGCTTTTGATAAAAAAGATTTAGTAAAGATTCAAAAAGCTGATCAAAAAATAATTGCTGAAAGTTATGCTGGATGTCCTTGCTGGAAAGAAGCTCCTCCACCAGAACCTCCTAAAAAGAAAGAGAATGATGAATTTGATCTTGACAGTTTCTAAAAGCTACTGTACCTTCATGAAGGTATGCTGCCATTGTTTAAATCACATTATAGTATAGGAAAATCTATACTCACGTTAGACGATCCCAAAAAAGTAACAGAAAATGGTTCTGATAGCATATTTAAAATTGCTAAAGACAATTCTTTGAAGCAGATTATTTTGGTAGAAGATTCACTAATTGGCTTCTTCGAAGCTTATAAAAGATCAAAGGAAATTGGTCTTGACTTAATTTTCGGATTGCGACTTTCAATTAG